CTCCTGCAGCTTGTAGGCGAGACGGGACTCGACGTGCGTGCGGTTGGGGTAGTCCGGGCGGCGCGGGAAATACCGATCCCACACCGTCCAGAGCTCGGACATCGGCAGGCAGGCCAGCTCCGCGATCCGTGCCGCGACGGATGCTTGTTTCTCGTTCATCACAACTTCTCCTCTTGATAGGGGGTTGTATGAACGCGCTGGTCGGGCAGGAAGCCAAGGCCAACTTCTCTCTGTTTTGGCTCATCAGCAGCAAGGGTGCGGACGATGGCAGCCGCAAGGATGGCGGCGATTTCGCCAGCACGGGCGCTGGCGCTCATCTCCGTGGGAGATGCGAGTTCGAGGTTCTTCATGACGGCTCCGAGGAATTGCAACCGTCAGGGATAGTGAGCCTGATCTTCCGAAGCGGATGGCAACGCAGGGTAATCGCGCGATCTTGCGTATAGGCATAAGCAAGACTATCTTGCATTCTTCAATTCGCAAGATTAAAATGCTGGTTTAGGAGGTGACTGCCATGCTCGAAAAAATCTCGCAAAAGCTGATCGGCTACCGCGTCAAGGCGGCGCGCGAGTCCAAGGGCTGGACGCAGGATCAGCTCACCCAGGGTCTCGGCCTCAACGACCGTCAATCGGTGTCCGACATCGAGAACGGCAAGCGCGCGCTCAAGCCCGACGAGATGCTGGCGCTGTCCGACCTGCTCGACCGCGACATCGAGTTCTTCATCGATCCGTTCGCCGTCGCCGGAGAGGCGCAGTTCTCGTGGCGCGCTGCGCCCGAGGTGCCGGAGGACAGTCTCGACGGTTTCGAGCTCAAGGCGGGCCAATGGATCGGCCTGCTTCGCTGGCTGCGTGAGCAGCAGGACAGCCGGGCAAGTGTGCTCAAGCGGGCGCTGCGGCTATCCGCCCAGTCTTCCTATGAAGATGCGCAGGAGCGCGCGGAGAGTCTGGTCGCTGAACTTGATCTCGGCGTCATTCCAGCCGAGAGTCTGATTGACAAGATCGAGCATGAGCTGGACATCCCGGTGCTGTTCGTTGACACCGTCGACGCTGCTGATGGCCAGTCCATTTCGGGGGCTACCTGCCACCTGGAGGAGATGGGTGTCATCCTGATCAACCGCAACGAGAGCGAGGCCCGGCGCTTCTTCGACCTGGCGCACGAGCTCTTTCATGCCCTGACCTGGGATGCGATGAAGCCGGATCATCGGGAATCCAACTCCGTCGAGGATCGCAACAAAGGCAAGCGCATCGAGCAATTGGCGAACAGTTTTGCCGCTGCATTGCTGATGCCGCGCGCTTCCCTCGACAAATTGATCGACCGGGATCGTCTCGACGACATCGCGCATCTGTGTGAAGTCGCCGCCCTGCTGCGGGTCGCTCCCGTCACGCTGGCGTGGCGGCTGTTCAACCTCAAGCTCATCGGTGACGACACTCGGCGCAGCCTTTCGCAAGAGAAGCAGCGGCCATCCGTGTCAGGCCCACCCAAACGGTTCTCACCCACCTTCGTGAAGATGCTTCACGAGGCCCTGGAGAACGGAAGACTGTCGGCCCGCAAAGCGGCCAAGGCCATGGGTCTTGGTCTCGGCGGGTTGACGGAGCTGTTCGCTCAGTATGACCTCACCGCACCGTTCGAGCTGTGAGGTGAGCACCGTATGCCGAAAATCCGAGTTTTCGCGGACACCAATGTCATCCTCGAATCATTCCGGACGGGTTGCTGGACGGCCATCAGCAACCACTTTGCCATCGAGACTGTCGAGAAGTGCGTTGAAGAAACGCTGACAGGCAATCCTGGCGATCCCCGCCACGTTGCCGTGCCACCCGCCGACTTGAAGGCAGGGCTTGCCGGGCAGCATCCGGTCACCCGCAAGGAACTCGCCACGCTGGTACTTGAACACCCTCAGTGCAGCACCCTCGACGACGGCGAGAAGCATCTCTTCGCCTGGCTGTTCGCCAACAAGCTGTTGCCGTCGCAGGTCATCATGGTCACGACCGCTGACAAGGCCGCCCTGGTGGCCTCGTATGGGCTGGGCTGGCTCGACAGCATGACCTCGCTGGAGGACCTGGCGCGCAAAGCGGGCGTCGGACGGATCAATCTCGATGCGCTCGCCCTGCAGTACCGCGAGGACTGGCTGTCGAGCATCAAGACCAAGATTCGGATGGGAATCATTCCGTGATTGTCGTAGCGCTGGCGGCGTTACCTTTCATGGGAGGCAGGCAACGTGCATTGTTCAAGGAGTAACAGGTGGCCAAGAAGTCCCTCAAGAACAGCAAACATCTCGTCGAGTTGATCGGGGCCGCGACGCTGCCCGCCATCGCTCTGCTCTCGAAAGTCGAAAAGTTTGCATTCCTCGGCGTACTGGACACCTCGCAACCTGAGGACGTCGCCCGATCCACGCTAATCGACGCCTTGTCTTCCGTCAAACCGGAAGCCATCGCCATCGCCGATGAGGAAGCCGTGCGCCTCCTGCAGCTGGCGCGTTTCCGTACCGAAGAAATGCTCGACCATGCCTACTCGTCCATCGAATTCGAGGGGCACGCCGAACTCGATACGTTTGACCGCACCTCCGATGCGATGACCCGGCTGATTTGGGTGCGAGCCAAGGCCCCCAAGATCTTCGACCAGATCGAAACCATCTACCTCACTCACCACTTCCACGGGCACAAGAAGTTCCTGGGCTTCAGCGTCCGCGATGGTGACGGGCGTGATTTCGTCTGGACCGACGAAGTCGCGCAGAAACTGCACGAAGGCGTGGGCGAGATCCTGGAGCTGGATGCGGAAGCCAAGGCGAGCTGCGAGATCATCCACTTCGAAATGGAAGATGGCGATGAAGCCGACAAGCGCCGGCTTCACTATCTGGTCGTCTATCACCCCGGCAAGATGCGCACGTTGCGCCAGATGAAAGATCGGCGGCGCGACCTCCTGCTCTACATCCCGGCGCTCGAAGCGACTCTGGTCTACGACCCTGCCGAGAACAAGGTCCATGTGCTTTCCGACCGGCAGAGAACGGCGAAACGGCTGGCCGACCGGTTTTCATTAATCGGCTTCGACAAGCCGCTCTCGAAGCAACCGGTTGACGCGATCAGCTATGAGCTGGCCATGTTCAAGAACGCGGTCGATCTGAAGGCGGCCAAGGCGACCGGCGCAGTGGTCGTGGATGCCTGGATTTCTTCGTTGAACGCAACCCTCGGTCATACCCGCCACAGCATCACTCTGGCGCTGGCCGGCAACGACGACATCTGGCGCGTGGCGGGCGACTATTTCGGCAAGCACAACCCGATCACTGCCTGCCGTTCCGTTCAGGAGGTGAAGCTGTCGTTCGTCGTGCGCTTCGACGGCGAGACGGAGACGCGCGCTCTGGACATCACCATTGGACAGCGCGGCTCCTGCAACCTGCTCACCCTTCCCGACCCCCGGCTGCGCCGGTGCGGCGAGGACATCCTGACATCGCTCGGCGTGATGAAGCGCGTCGAGCCGGCGAAGGTCGGCGCGGACGTCGCGCTCTTCCGCGCCGAAATGAAGCTGCTCGATCTGGCTGCGGACGAAGTCGACGGCCATCTGCTCGCCACGCTGCAATTGCCCACCGCCGATCTTGTCGCCAAGGGCCTACTGAAGAAGAAGACCCCGGGCGACTACATCTCAGTGCCCGTGGAGGACGACGACGGCCAATCCGGCTTCCGCCGGATCAAGGTGCAGTCGAACAGCACCAGCACCTGGGCGCAGGACGAGCTTACTGGTGAGCGCTTCGATCTCGCTGAAGGCGACCTCTGCCGATATGCGGTCGACAAATCGTATTTGCGCGAGCGGCTTGATCTGCTGCTCAAGGACCAACTGGTCGACAAGCCCCTCAGCCCCGACGAGCACGAACCATTCGTTCTCGGCAACTACCGCATGGGCGATCAGCGCCTTCCCGTCGCCCTGGTGTCGCGCCTGTGGGAACCCAAGCACGCAGACAAGATGGATACGGAGCTCCGGCAATCCAACTTGGGGTTGACCGTTGTCCTGACCACGACGGCGGAGTCGCATCGTCGATTCCTTGGGCCGGGCATTGTGGTGCCCGTGAATGCGCTGCTGGTCGAGAGCGATGGCCAGGTCAGACTCGATCTCTCGCGTGTCGAGGGTGAAGTGCGCCGCCGGCAGAACGCGGCGGCAGCCACCGATACGCCCTACCTGATCAAGGAAGATGCGCGCAATGCCCTGCTGGTCGGACCGTGGCCAGATCCGTGGACGCTCACGAAGAAAGAATGGGTCGACGCTGTCGAAGTCCTCGTGGAAGCCTGGACCTCGCAGAAGAGGAAATGCACAAAGCTGCAACTGGAGAATGCGGCCAACGTGACCATCCGCGCCATGAGCGAGTTTTTCCGCGGTGCACCGGAGTGGAAGAACTACATCCGCGGTGCCGACGGCAACAGCAAACCCCGCCTGTGGGAACTCAATATCGGCGTGCCCGATTATCAGACCACAGAAGCGGATGCCGCCAAGGATGTTATCGACCACGCCGGAACGGCCATCGAGGCAGAGGAACCCGCATAGAAATCAAGACGTTGTAATTCCTGCGTAATTTCTGCGGGAAGACTGCGAAATACCGCAGTCCAGTATGCGAGGAAATAGGAGCACTTCAACAAAAGGAGTGCTCCAAATGACAAATCAAGTCCCATCTGTTCAATCCGGCCGGAATGCCACCCGGCCCCTCCCGGACGGTGCCACGCGCATCGCCCTCGACGAGAACGAGCTCGCCGCCCGCTGGGGGCTCTCCGTCAAAACCCTGCGCCGCTGGCGGCAGGAGCAGCTCGGCCCCGTCTTCTGCAAGCTCGGGGCGCGCGTCACCTACCTGATCTCCGAAGTCGAGGCCTTCGAGCGGCGCGTTTCGCGCTACTCGACCTTCGCTCGGGCGTACCAGTGATGGAGGTGGCCATGAGCGATCTGACCATCTTCCCCGCCGACATCGCCGAGATGTCCGTCAGCCAGCTGGCTGCGCTGCCGCCCGAGGTCAAGCACGAGGTCGACAAGAACCTCGACGCGGCTATCGACTGGCTCAAGAAGGCGCGCACCAAGTTCGATGCGGCGCTCGACGCCGCCTACGGGGAGCAGGCCCGCGCCGCGCTGCGCGAATCCGGCCGCGATTTCGGCACCGCCCACATCAGCGATGGCCCGCTGCGGCTCAAGTTCGAGTTGCCCAAGAAGGTCAGCTGGAACCAGCAGCAATTGACCGAAATCGCCGAACGCATCGTGGCGTCAGGCGAGAAGGTCGAGGGCTACCTCGACATCAAGTTGTCCGTCTCCGAATCCCGCTTCACGAACTGGCCTCCCGCGCTGCAGCAGCAGTTTGCAGCCGCGCGCACCGTGGATTCCGGCAAGCCGTCTTTCACCCTTTCCCTCGATTCGGAGCACTGATCATGAGCGCGATCATCCCCTTCCAGTTCGAAGCGCACGCCGTGCGCGTCCAGGTCGACGATCTCGGGCTGCCGTGGTTTAACGCCAGCGATATCTGTTCTGTTTTGGAGTTCGGCAACCCGCGCCAGGCAATTGAATCGCATGTCGATCCGGATGACGTCCAAAAACTGGACGTCATCGACAACCTCGGCCGCACGCAGCGCGCCAACCACGTCAACGAATCGGGCCTCTACGCCCTGATTCTCGGCAGCACGAAGGACGCCGCAAAGCGCTTCAAGCGCTGGGTGACCAGCGAGGTGCTGCCCGCGATCCGCAACACCGGCGCGTACTCCGCCCCCGGCGCGCTGGCGGCCTTGCCCGCGCCAACCCACGACCGCGTGAGCGCGATCCTGCTGATCGGAGAGGCGGTCGCCAAAGTGCCGGGCGTCATGACCGGCATCGCGATGGCGGCGACGCTGACCTGCATCCAGGAGAACACGGGCCTCACCACCGAGGTGCTGCGCCGCGCCTTGCCTGCCGCCAACGAACCGATCTGCTCGCTCAACGCCACCCAGCTCGGCAAGTTGCTAGGCCGTTCCGCCAAGGCCACGAACCAGTTGCTGGCGGCGCGCGGTTTCCAGTTCCGCAACGACCGTGACGAGTGGGAGCTGACCGAGGCGGGCGAAGCCTGGGCCGAGGCCATGCCGTACTCACGCAACGGCCACAGCGGCTACCAGATCCTCTGGAATCCGGCGGTCGCCGAGCAGTTGAAGGAGGTGGCGTGATGTCCCTCCCGATCATTTCGGCGCAGCAGCGCATGGCCGAGCGCAAGGGTGTGAAGCTATTGATGCTGGGCAAGTCTGGCATCGGCAAGACTACCCGGCTCAAAGACCTCGATCCGGCTACCACCTTGTTCCTCGACATCGAGGCGGGTGACCTGGCCGTGGCCGACTGGCCGGGCGACACCATCCGCCCGGCGTCCTGGCCCGAGAGCCGAGACTTTTTCGTGTTCCTCGCGGGCCCGGACAAGTCGCTGCCGCCAGAGAGCGCGTTCTCGCAGGCGCACTACGACCACGTCGTCGAGAAGTTCGGCGATCCGACGCAGTTCGACCGCTACCAGACCTTTTTCCTCGACTCGATCACGCAGTTGTCCCGCCAGTGCTTTGCGTGGTGCAAGACGCAGCCCGGCGCGGTCAGCGACCGCTCCGGCAAGCCCGACCTGCGCGCAGCCTACGGGCTGCTTGGCCAGGAGATGGTCGGCGCCCTGACTCACCTGCAGCACGCTCGGGGCAAGAACGTGATCTTCGTGGCCATCCTCGACGAGCGCCTGGATGACTACAACCGCAAGGTGTTCGTGCCGCAGATCGAAGGCAGCAAGACCAGTCTGGAGCTGCCCGGCATCGTCGATGAGGTCGTGACGCTGGCCGAGATCAAGGCCGACGACGGCAGTGCCTACCGCGCCTTCGTCACGCATACCGTCAATCCCTACGGCTTCCCGGCCAAAGACCGCAGCGGTCGCCTCGACCTGCTGGAGCCGCCGCATCTCGGCGCGCTGATCGCCAAGTGCGCGGGCGCATCGCCCGTCAGCGCCGCCACCCCCACACACATCGAATCTCAGGAGTAATCGCAATGACTGCATGGAATGACTTCAACGACGCTGACGCCCAGCAATCCGGCTTCGATCTGATCCCCAAGGGCACCGTTGTCCCCGTGCGCATGACCATCAAGCCCGGTGGCTACGACGATCCCGAGCAAGGCTGGGGCGGTGGCTACGCCACCGAGTCTTTCGAGACCGGCTCCATCTATCTCGCCGCCGAGTTCGTGGTCACCGCTGGTGACCACGCCAAGCGCAAGATGTGGAGCAACATCGGCTTGCACTCCAAGAGGGGGCCGACCTGGGGCCAGATGGGGCGCAGCTTCATCCGCGCCGCGCTTAACAGCGCTCGAAACGTCCACCCGCAGGACAACAGCCCGCAGGCCGCTGCTGCGCGCCGCATTCAGGGCTTCCACGAACTGGATGGCCTGGAGTTCCTGGCTCGCGTGGACATCGAGAAGGACGCCAAGGGCCAAGACCGCAACGTCGTCAAGATCGCGGTCGAACCCGATCACCCCGACTACGCCAAGTTGATGGGTGTCCCGGCGAAGGCCAAGCCGGGTGGCGGTACCTCCGGTGCCCCGGCGCAGGCGGCTCCCACCTACGCAGCCCCGACCCCGCAACGCGCGCCGGTGACGGGCAAACCGTCCTGGGCTCAGTGAGGGGGGCAGATGAAATGCTGGGTCTGCAAACGACAGGCCCGGGGCTTCGGCCACACCGACAACCGTCACGGTGTCGGCGATCCCCGGCGCTATCCCATCGACTGGGTGTTCTGCTCGCAGCGCTGCCAGAACGCGTTTCACGCGCTGTACGGCAACTGGCTGCGGGTCAAGGACGGTCGCATCGACATCAAGGAGGTCGCCATGATCGATCCGTCTGATGTCGAACTGGCCGCGATGAAACAGTGCCTCAAGGCCTTCGGCGAGGCCGCGGGCGAGATCGGCTTTGCCAAGCCGCTGGGCGACTACTCCGAAGCCGAGGCGCTGCAGGTGATCGACGCCATCGTCACCTGCTGGACGGACGCGATGGTCGAGCACCACGAGGCGAGCAAGTACCCGGCGGTGCGTGGCATGACGCCCACACCCGATCCACTGGCCAACCCGTTCGCCGATCTGGAGGACGACCTGCCTTGGGAAGATCCGAAGGGGAAGAAGCCATGATCGACTTCAACTCCTCATCGAGCATCTCGGGTCAAGTCACCGCCCTGGTGGACGCGGGCATGCAGCAGGCCCGCACCCGCCAGTCCGAACGCCAGTACCTTGGTGCGTCCCGACTCGGTGTGGCCTGCGAGCGCGCGCTGCAGTTCGAGTACGCCAAGGCTCCCATCGACCACGGGCGCGACACCCCGGGCCGGATGCTGCGCATCTTCGAGCGCGGTCACGTCATGGAGGACTGCATGGTCGCTTGGCTGCGGGACGCGGGCTTCGACCTGCGCACCCGCAAGGCCGACGGCGAGCAGTTCGGGTTCTCGGTGGCTGACGGCCGCCTGCAGGGCCACATCGACGGCGTCATCGTCGGCGGCCCGGAGGGCTTCGCCTATCCCGCGCTCTGGGAGAACAAGTGCCTGGGCAACAAGTCCTGGCGCGAGCTGGAGAAGAACCGCCTCGCCGTGGCCAAGCCCGTCTACGCCGCGCAAGTGGCGATCTACCAAGCCTATCTCGAACTGCACGAGCACCCGGCAATCTTCACGGCGCTCAACGCCGACACGATGGAGATCTACACCGAGGCCGTGCCCTTTGACGCAGCCCTGGCGCAGCGCATGTCGGATCGGGCGGTGAAGGTCATCACGGCGACCGAGGCGGGAGAACTCCTGCCGCGCGCCTTCAACGACCCGACCCACTTCGAATGCCGGATGTGCGCGTGGCAAGACCGCTGCTGGAGGACGCAAGCATGACCGAAAACAAGCACAGCGAAGTTTCGCGAGCCGAAGGCGAGAAGGCACGAAGCGACTGGCACAACAACACTCCGGCGAATGCCATCGAACCGATGATCGATGCCAAGCAGGCGGCGGCTGCGCTGCGCCTGCCGTACTACTGGTTCGCCGACCATGCCATGCGCACCAAGTACCGGATTCCGCACTACCTGATGGGCGGTCTGGTGCGCTATCGCTTGTCCGAACTTTCCGCATGGGCCGCGCGCAGCGCCGCCGTCCAGGGCCGTGATGCTCAGGATGCGGACGCACCTGTCGAGGGGGCCGAATGATCGACTTCAACGACACAACTCAAACTGCGGAGCACAGCCGAGAGTCAGAGCGCGACGAGATTCGCGCCGAACTGATCGCACGCCTGGAGTCGGTGCTGACCACGATGTTCCCAGCAGGCAAGAAGCGCCGTGGCAAGTTCCTCATCGGCGACGTGCTGGGCAGTCCCGGCGACAGCCTCGAGGTGGTGCTCGAAGGCGAGAAGGCGGGACTCTGGACGGATCGCGCCACAGGCGATGGAGGCGATATCTTCGCCTTGATCGCCGCCTACCTCGGGGCCAACGTCCACACCGACTTCCCCCGGGTGCTCGACGAGGCTGCCGATCTGCTCGGTCGTTCGCGGTCGGTGCCGGTGCACCGCGCCAGGAAGGAAGCCCCGGTCGATGACCTTGGCCCAGCCACGGCCAAGTGGGACTACTTCGACGTCACCGGCAAGCTGATCGCGGTCGTGTACCGCTATGACCCACCCGGGCGCAAGAAGGAATTCCGCCCCTGGGATGCCAAGCGGCGCAAGATGGCCCCGCCCGCCCCCCGCCCGCTGTACAACCAGCCGGGTCTGGCCGCTGCCAGCCAGGTCGTGCTGGTCGAGGGCGAGAAGTGCGCGCAGGCCTTGATCGCCATCGGCGTGGTGGCGACCACGGCGATGCACGGCGCGAACGCCCCAGTCGACAAGACCGACTGGTCACCTCTGGCGGGCAAGTCGGTGCTGATCTGGCCCGACCGGGACAAACCGGGCTGGGACTACGCGGCACAGGCGGCACAAGCGGTTTTGACCGCAGGGGCCAAGTCCTGCCACATCCTTTACCCGCCCGAGGAAGCCGCTGAGGGCTGGGATGCGGCCGATGCCATTGCCGAGGGCTTCGACGTCTCGTCCTTCCTCACCCACGGCCCGCGCCTGCAGATGCACGACGTGGCCGATGCCGCCGAACCAGTCGTCAGCAGTGACGAATCGGTGTGGGGCACGGAGGATGCGCTGGCGCTGGCCTTCACCCGCCGCTACCACCGCGACTGGCGCTACGTGGCAGGCTGGGGGCGCTGGTTGGTATGGGACGGGCACCGCTGGCGCACCGAGGACACGCTGGCAGCCACGGACTTGATCCGCAGCGTCTGCCGCCAGACGGCTGTGCGCGCCGACAACCCCAAGGTCGCCGCCAAGCTGGCCAGCTCAGGCACGGTCAGTGGCGTGGAACGGCTGGCGCGGGCAGACCGCAGGCACGCGGCCACCACCGACGAGTGGGACG